TTCTAAATCAACAACATTTGGATCTACCCACCAGTCTTCGTGGTACTCTCTTACTACCAGCGAGTATCCTAATGAATCTAAAATCTCTCTTTGAGTATCTCTCATTGCAATATTTCTCCAGTACATGTTGGCATCGTGCTCAAATGTAATAACAGTAAATCTGTATTTATTTAGTGGGACAGCAATTAGTCCATGTAAAGATAAGTAGTGATTGCCATCTGGTCTTCCATTAAGTTTATATCCAGAATCGATATCTACCTGTAGATAATCTATTTGATTAGGAAAGTTATTTTCTTCAAAATATTTTATATAATCAAACTTGGTTGCGTCACCAAGTATGCATGGGTTCTTCCTGTTTTCTGTAATTTCTTTATGAAGTTCTGGAACAATCTCAAAAGAAACGCCATTCCAGTCAAATTCAGTTTCTAGCCTGTATGTGTTGCTTCCATTCTTTGAGTGAAATGCTCCAAGTTCTACATAATAACCGCCAGTCTTTTGATCAAGTAGATCTATTACAAACTCTTCTTGTCTGCTTGTTGGCTGAAATTGCATAAATATTCCTTTCAATAGTTGGGCAGTTTTAGTCATACCCAGGACTTTTTGTTAGTTTGAACTATATGAGACTGTATTAATTGTGATCTTTGGAAGAGCGCTCATATACTCTTGAAAAGTGTTGTATGTATTATTTTTTAGATATGTTGCTGCTGAAACTACAGTTGCTCCTGAAGAACCAGCAAGTGGAAATGTTGCGCTAGTTGTCCCTTTTTGAATTTCAAAGGCTCCGAAAGTAGCAATATCAATTCCAGGGTTTGATTTTGACTGCCCATTAGTTGCTTTTTCAAAACCACTTTTAGTGTTATTGAGTGCGCCAACGCCAATTACTCCGCTAACGCATGATGGAAATCCAACAACATCTGCTCTTGCATTGTTGCCTGTAGCAGCAAAAACTGGAACATTTTTGTTATTTAGTAATGCAACTGCATTAACAGTTACCGTGTTCTCTGTGCACCAGGATGGTAGGTTAGTGTTAGATTGGCTAATTGATAAAGCATCAATGCTATATTTTTCTGTATTCTTTGATACCCAGTCAATTGCCTGTACTAAAGATAGTCCATCATTACGATATGTTCCAGAACGAGTAATCTCAACGTATCTGATAAAAACAATCTTAACTGTAGGATCTGCCTTTAGTGCTGCCTTGACCATCCAATCACCGTGGTATGCTGCTGTAGTATTTAAACTTTTTGGCCATACTGACAAGTTTGCTGCTCCTGGACCTTCCATAAAGTTACTTCCATTTGGACAGGTTGGTGTGTGTGTGTTAAAACATACCTCTTGAATTATTTGAGGAAACAGTTTTGAGTCAATCGCTGTATCAATAATTGCCAAAACCTTTTGGTCTTGTGCTTGAACTGGCTGGATTGCTGTGATTACAAGTACTGCTGATAGTAGTGCTAGTAGTGTCTTCTTCATTTTTTCTCCTTATTGTTGTTTATTGTTTGATTTTTAAAACTACTTGGCATGGGTCTCCGCCTTCTTCCCACTCTTGTTGCTCTTCTTCTGTCATGTATGGATCTCCATCATGTGTATTGCAGAACGGTTCCGTTACCCATCCCCGCTCAATTCCATTTTCAAGCCAGATTTCAAACTCGTCAAAGTCTGACTCAATGTTTTGAATGTCCTTTAGGATCTCCTCAAATTCTTCGTTCATATATTAAGTATACTCCTAAGCACTAATGATGTCAACTGGACCAGTACATGATGGATTAAATTTAATTGCAGCGTTCACGGCTTGAATAACTCTATTTCTTGCGTTCTTTTGTTTATCTGTTGCATACAACACGCCATAGGCATACTCTGATCCAGACCCTATGGAAATGTATGGTACTGAGTATTTAGATAGCGACATGTCTCCAGAACTGTGCTCATAAATTTCACCACGAATACCAATAATTAAACTAAGGTCTCCGTCTTTAGATGTATCAATCCAAAACTCATTATAAAAATCACGAAGTTCTTTAATAAACTTTGTATGCATAAACTTGTCTGTATCTTTAATGTTTGGTGCTGATGGCTTGAAGTTATGTCTAATCCTATCACCGTCCATTGATCCAGCATAACCAATTAGATATGGACCAACCTTCCAAACCTTTGGCGATTCAAGAGAAAGAATAACCCCATCGTCTGATGCTCCACGATCTCCAGCCATGTAAACTTTATCTTCATGGCGTAAAGCAACAATACAGGTCATGACAAGGCCCTCTCTAGATAGGTGATACTTAAGTATACCATTGCCCAGAGAGGGCTGTCAACTAGGGTCAATAATGACTAATTAGCCTTTTTGTCTACCGTCTTAAACGCATCATTGATCTCTGCCAATGTGAGTTTTCCATCGTCCAAAAAAGCCCTTGCCAGTCTTTCAATGACTGTTGCTACACCCAATAGACCTGCAAGCATTACTGCCTGTATGGTGTCAATTCCTACTACGGCTCCAGCACCAAGTACTGATAGGCCTGAAGCAGCAAAGACTGCTACTATACGCATTAATATATTTGAGAGAGCCTTCTGTGGTTTTTCTTTTTTAGGTGCTTCTACTATTTTTTTAGTTGCCATTATTTATCTCCTTTCCCAGCGAAATATCCGCCAATAATTCCAATTAGACCTACTAAGGCATTTTGAACTAAAGCGATAGCATCTTCATTGGTCCCATATTTTTCACCTGTTGAAGATTGCTGTAATAACATAGAGGCATATTCTCCAATAACAACTAAGCCAATAAAGCCAAGTATGCCAAGGGTAATTACCCACATTAATTTATCTTTCATTTTAGTCCTCCTCTCTATTTCTAATAGGATAACTTAGTATCCATGTAGTCATTGTTAAAATAATTCCATAACCAACAATAGTTTTTGCACTACCGTCCAAAACTACCCAGGCGATAAACATGCCCAAAAGGGTCCATTGCTGATCAAGAACATCCTTGATAAGTTTTACCATCTTTCATTCCTCCTTGAACCACCTGAATTTGTACCGCTACTTGATCCACCAGAAGGGGCAGCAGGTGCTGATCCTCCAGTGGCCAATCCGACTGCATTAAGTGCTGCTCCTGTTGCAACCACTGTTGCTATAACCATGTCTTTTGCCTCTTCTCTTTCTTCTTCTGTCATGTCTGCACCAATACTTCCAAGTGCTTCAAGTGCTGCTCCTGGGTCAGTAAATGCTGCTTCAAGCAAGGCTCCAGGATCTTGAACAAGTTCTACCTGTGCTGCTACTTCTGCTGTTATAACCAGAGCATTTCCATTCTCGTCTGTGCGAATCTCAACAGGGGTGGATGCTGGAAGATCAGAATAAGAAACTCCAGAAGCCTTTATATCTGCTGCAGACACAGACTCTCCAGGTTTTAAGTCTTCTACCAATGATGTTACGACTGCAGCAACTTCTTCTTTAGACAATTCTTTTCCTGCTTTAGCCTCTTCTGCAATTTTTTGTAATCTTGCTTCTTCGGCAGCCTTAGCATCTGCCTCTGCCTTAAGTCTTGCAGCCTCAGCCTCTTTAGCCTTTTGCTCTGCTAATAGTTTTGCTTCAAAGGCAGCCTTATCTTTAGCAATCTGCTCTAATCTTTCTGCCTCTGCTTTAGCCTTTGCTTCTTCAGCGGCAATTCTTTCTCTTTCAATACGAGCATCTTCTTCTGCTTTTGCTTTAGCCTCTGCTTCTGCTTTTAATCTTGCTTCTTCTGCAAGTCTATCTCTTTCTCTTTGTTCTTCTGCTGCTTTTTCAGCAGCAATTCTTTCTGCTTCAATCCTTGCCTCTTCTTCAGCCTTGGCTTTGGCTTCTGCTTCTGCCTTCAGCCTGGCTTCTTCTGCAAGTCTTGCCTCTTCTTCAGCCTTTAGTCTAGCCTCTTCTGCAGCCTTTGCTTCGGCTTCTGCTTTTGCTTTAGCAATTTCTGCTGCTATTCTTTCTTCTTCTGCTTTCTTTGCAGCCAACTCAGCAGCGATTCTTTCCTCTTCAGCCTTCTTTGCTTCAGCCTCCGCTGCTAAGCGGTCAGCCTCTGCTTTTTCTGCTGCGAATTCTGCAGCAATTCTATCTTGCTCTGCCTTTATAGCAGCAAGTCTTGCTATCTCTGCTAATCTTGCTTCTTCTGCAGCAATAGCAGCCTGTCTTGCTGCTTCTTCTGCTGCCAATCTTTGTCTTTCTAATTCTGCTAACCTTTCTTGTTCAGCAAGTGCTGCTTGTCTTTCTGCTTCAGCCCTTGCTGCTTCTTGTTCTGCAGCAATCCTTGCAGCCTCTGCTGCTAACGCAGCCAACCTTGCTGCTTCTTGTTCTGCAGCAATCCTTGCAGCCTCTGCTGCTAACGCAGCCAACCTTGCTGCTTCTTGTTCTGCTGCTATACGGGCTGCTTCTTGTTGGGCTGCTAACAGTGCTGCTGCTTCTGCTTCAAGTCTTGCAACTTCTGCCAATCTTGCTTCTTCTGCAAGCCTTGCTTCTTCTAATATCCTTGCTTCTTCTGCAGCGATTGCAGCAAGTCTTGCATTCTCTGCATCAATAGCAGCCTGTGCTGCTGCCTGCTCTGCTGCAATTTCTTCTGCAGTCTTTCCAATTTTTAATGTAACAACATTTGAATTTTCAGAATAAACTCCTAATGTATCATTGTCTGATCTAATATGAAATGACCATACAGTTCCACTTGGCATTAGGCTTTCAAGTAAAGAATGATTAATTGTTATTGTTGTGTTTAATGCGTTAGCATCTCCAACATTTCCAGTTGCAATACCCCAACCATTTTGCCCTTCAGTGTTAAGACCTATAGCATATCTTTCTGGCTGTGTGTTACCAGTGTTTGGCGCTTCCCAATTAAGAACTACTGCAGAGCCATTATCTGATACCGTTAAATTTCTTGGGGCACCTATTGTCCTTACTACTGGGGCTGCTTGTGAAGTAAAGGCTGATGTTGGGACAATGGCCATAGATCCAGATTGATCCCAATATAAAAATACATTTGCTCCGCCACCATTTTCATAATACATTAGTTCTATGGTTTTTGGAACTCCTGCTGTAAAAGATACTGGAGCAGAGGTTGATCCTCCGCCACCCTTGTCAACCCAGTCATTTGTTATTAATGCTCCGTCAATATAGAGCCTAGTACCGTCATCTCCTGTAGCCATAAAGGATATATTTTGAGTAGAGTCACTTCTTATTGACCCCGTAAAGCGTACAATAACATCCTCTAAAGGTCCTCCTAAGACGCTACCGCTGCCCCATTGGAAGTCAATGTTGGGGACGTTTGTAGTTACTACTGGAGAGGCTCCCTGGGGTATATAAGGGGATGCGTTTTGGCCTTGTACGTTATAGACCTGAGCAGTCAAACCCTCTGATGCATTGGCACTATCTGTTATTAGTAGCAGAGGAGTTAGTGCTAATGCTAAGACAATTAGTATTCTTGTTAATTTTTTAATAACCTTTCCCCCTAATTACACAATGTGTAATAAGGTTATTATATCATTTTATTATAAAAGAAAGAGGGCCAGCACTTGGCTGACCCTCTAACTTATGAAGTTAAATTACTTCTTTAGTGCAACCTTAGACTTTGGATGAGCCTTGTTCCACTTTGCAGCCAACTTGTTATAGTCAGCCTTTGCTTTTGCTGCTGCTAGATCATTTGCTGCCTTGACTGATGCTGCTGTTGCATCTGAAAGTGCCTTAGCATCTGCAAGAGCCTTTGCATGTGATGCTTGAGCATCAGCAAGTGCCTTATCTGAAGATGTCTTCAGATCTGCAATTGCCTTATCTGAAGAAGCCTTAAGATCAGCAAGTGCCTTATCTGAAGAAGCCTTAAGATCGTCATACTTCTTTGTGAGTGCTGCTAGATCTGAGTTTACCTTATCTAGTGATACCTTGTAATCAGCAAGAGCCTTTTCGTATACAGCCTTTGTATCAGCAAGAATCTTATCTGAAGATGTCTTTGCATCTGCAATAGTCTTATCTGCATCTGCCTTAGCCTTCTTAGCATCTGATAAGTCTGCAAGTGCTGCTGCAAGTTCTGCATTTGCCTTAGCAAGTGTTGTTGCAAACTCTGACTTAGCCTTTGACTCTGCTACCAAAGTTGCCTTTGTGACCTCGTGTGTAGCCTTCTCTGTTGCCAAAAGATCTGCTGCTGCCTTTGCTGCTGCGGTTGAGGCAGCCTTGGTTGCATCGTGTGCAGACTTTTCTGAAGCAAGATCAGCCTTTAGTGCTGTGATAATGCCAGAAAGATCTGATACTGAGAACTTGGCAATTACAGACTTTGTTGGAGCAGCAAGACCAGTTACTGGTGTTACTGCTGCAAGACCTGTTGCAACTACTGTGATATCTCCAGCCACTGCTGTGCCAAGTGCTGCAGTTACTGTTCCAAGAACTGCACCTGTAGAAGCATTTGTTGCTGTTGCAGTAGTCAATGTTGTTGACACTGATCCGTTAGCAAAAGTTGAACCAATCAAAGTTACTGTTGCAGTATCTGATACTGCGTTACCAAATACGTCTGTTGTTGTAAGAGCAATTGTTGGAACGGTTCCTACTGCTGTTGCAGATGGAACTGAAAGTCCTAGGTTGTAAGCAGATCCTGCAGTACCTGAAATGTAAACGATTGTTGAGTATGAACCGTTTGTTACAGTTACTGAGCCAACTGCTGTAGTTGTTGTGTATGCATATACAGTTACTGCTAATCCAGCAGATGTAATTGAAAGTGTTGATACACCTGATGCAACTGTCTTTGGCGCATCTGTTGTGTGTAGTGCTGTTACCAACTTAACTGTTGATGAAGCAGCAAAGGAAACGATTGTTCCTGTGTCTGCTGTTGCTGCAATAGCAACTGATGTACCAGCCAAAATTTGGTTATTTGATGGTACTGCAACTGTTGCAGGCGCTGCTGCTGTTGTTGCGTTAGTGACTGTTGCAACTGTAACGGCAAGCGGTGCTGCCGAAGAAGGTGCTACAGAAAGTCCAACGATTGCTAGGGCTGCAGCAGTAGCAATTGAGATTTTCTTCTTAAATGAATTCATTTTATTCCTTTTCTATTATAGTGTTTTTAGTCCATCCAAATAGTCTTGTATATCTGCTATTTGGCTAGGTTTATATTGTATCACATTGCGACTTTCCAGGTCAAATTGCTCCTCTGGAGTCTTTGGTCTGTCTTTAAAGGTGTGAACCTCTACTTCAGTGTCTATATTTTTTGGAGTATGTGATATTGCCCCAAATATTGCTCCACACACAGCATCAGCCAAGTCCTTTGACTTTTTGCGGGGGTGGTCAACTCTGTCATTTTTCATTATCTTTAACTGTGTTAGTTCATCAAATAATAAATCGATTGCAGGCATAGCAAGTCTTTCCTCATACACAAGCATGGCCATATCCTCATAGTGCTTCTTGGCAACAGAAACAGTATCAGTTTTCATTCCTACCTGCTTCAGTTCATTCTGAATATCAAATGATTGCCAACGGTCAAAAGAAACCATACCGATATCAAACCCTATTCTTCTAAGGTTCTGAATCCATTGTTTAACCTCAGATAGATTAACTGGACCCTCAATCTTTGGCTCCCACCATGCTACTGCATCTACTACTACAATAGGTGCTACTTGTTCGTAGTTATTAATTACTTGTATGTTTACCCATTTTTCTACATGTGCAATTGCTACTGCACACTTGTCGTGCTTCTGTGCAAGGTCAGCGTGTACATAATATTTCTTTGTTGGATCTGGCCTAAATGCTTCATCAAACCTTTTAAAGTTGTCTACTGGATTTCTTAATGTCATACATGCTCTAACCTTTTCTTGTTGCTTAAAAAATGCATCAGAGGCAAATGTTGGAACACATGCAAAGCGCATCATTGCATCACCAAGGTCTGTCATGAATGCGATCATAAAGTCATCAATCTTTCGTGTAGGGTTTACTTCCCACGTAGGTCTCTTTAGTGCAAACACTCCTGGATATTTGTATGAAATTATATGATCTTCATCCCACGAAATTTCAAACTTGTTATCTGGGTCTGTGTCTGGTAGTAATGGATTAATTATAAACTCATGATTTCTTTCAACTACTTCTTTTTCTGCAATTACAGAGTCATACTTTTCTGAAATAAAGTCACCTGGATATCTTGGGAATGAAAGCAAAACAACCTTACCAAGGTCGGGGAAACGAGAATCAACTGATCCACGGAAAGCCTTATAAATATTATCAGCAGTCTTTCCTTGATCATTTCCAGTTCCAACCTCTGATGCAAAACCAGAAATCTCATCAAGAACTGCAAGTAGCAAGTTCAAACCTTCATGTGACTCACGCTCTGAGTGACCAGAGTAAACTGTTATAGACTTGTCAAACTCAACCGAGTCTGCCTTTGCATAATACTTTCCTACAAACCATGGAGACCTTTCAATCTTAGATTTAAAACCTTTAAAGAAAACATTCTTTGCTTGCTGTGCGTTAATAGCCACATTGATTAGGTCAATAGCATCTCCAGAGGGCTTACCAAAATACTTTGCTGGGTCTTTAAGACATAATAGTTTATATACTATATATGAACATGCTACGGTTGATGTGAAGTCTTTTCCAGATCCCTTGCCAAGTTGCAGAATGATTTCGTTCTTTGTGTATTTTTCATAATATCTTGTTCCTTCTTCTTCTCCCATTATGTTTATCAAATCTTCTTTGCGATAGATCTGACTCATGGCTTCTACTATGTCATACTGAATGTCAGAAAGTGGTGGCTGTCCAAGGTACGCTTCGCCTTCAACGAATGTTCTTGCATCTACTGGCATCTCATTAAAATGATCATCTTGTAACGCCTCTAAGAACTCATTGAACATCGTGGACAACTGTAATCACCTCGTTGTCTTTTGCAAATGAAGATAGTCTACGCATAATTTCATCACGAACTTGTGGATACTCTGAAGCAATATCTTTTAAGATAAGCACAAGAACTTCTTGTCTTTTTTCAATTTCCATCATCTCTTCTGCCAGTTCTTTATTTTCAAGAAGCCCAGCCTTCTGCAGCATATCAATACGCTTTGACTCAATGTCCATTACAAGTTTAATAGCAGCAGTTTTTGCGCTAAGATTATTAGTCATAGATGCTTCGTCAATAACTTCGTATGTTCGAGACACTAACTTGCTATAGTGTGTGTCTGCTGCTGCAAGTGCTTCCTTTGCACGAGCACGAATAGCATCATTAGCAGATGCCATGACCTTCCACTCGTTAATAAGTGTTACAACCTTTTGTCTTGGTATAGCGAGTTGTTTTGAAATTACTGTTGGGTCATTACCTTTTAAGTATTCTTCTACTACCTGATTTACTTGATCAAGGTGCTTAACTAAATCATCTTCAGTTGACATACTTGCCCTCTAATCTATTAATCTCATCTTTAATATAAAAGATAGCCTTTTCAAGATCCTGTATTGTTTTTGCTTCGTCTTTAATTCCTGCTCTCCATAGATACTTAAACGCATTACCTATGTTAAAGTTTCTGTGACGAGTAATCTGAATACACTCAACACCTGATGCATCTGTTGTATAGTGTAAAGGATGATTAACCTGATCAACTGTTATATTAAGATTCTCACTCATCATCTTCCTCCCAGTCAAAAGTTTCTGGCACACCCTTTAATGCAAGCACACCAAAGGTAAGACCTACTGCACAAATAACAGTTAAAGCAGCAACAAGTTTGTGAAATTTATTCATCTCTTTGATCTCCTTAATTTAAATTTTGCAAGGTAGACATAGATAGTCTCAACACTAGCCCCACACTCCTTGGCAATTTCTTCTGGAGTCTTCTTGTCGATAAGATATCTCTTACGCATAAAGACTTCTGATTTATATAGTTTAGCAGACATGGTATTAGTTGTCAACTCCAATTGCTTTCCCCCAATTTTTTAGTGCCCAGTGCCCAATCCCACAGGCATCTGCAACATCGTTGTCAGTAATAGATCTATCATAAATAGTATTAATAAACTTAATAGTTCTTTCTTTACGAAGGTTTCTTTCGTAAGACTTGTACCATGAAACAGATTTTCCTGGATGTTGAAAACGAATATATAGTTGCTCATCTTTTGATATTTTTTTATTGCCAATATAATTTTGCCATGTAATTGGAGAAACCTTTCCAATAACTTTTGTTCCTGACTGACCTGCTGATCCAAGGATCGCTCCTTGAACTAATGCAAGATCTGCTGCAGTCTTAGGGCTATTCATAAATACGGTGTGCTCAATAACAATTGCTTCAAACCCACCGTATATATCAAAAAAGGCTTTTACTTTTTTACCAGCATCCATAACTTTTTGATATACATCATTGCCTTCAAAGTTAATCTTTCCTACTGACTCAAGGTCATCTCCAGAAAATAATGCAAAGGCAAGGCTGTTTGTACTAGCATCAATAGCACAAATTTTATGTGGCTTTACTTCTAAACCCCACTTATTTTTTACCATTTGTTTTTCCTTTTATTTCTTTTATTGCTTTGCTAACTGCGTCAGGATTTACAGCGCATGACGAACATACTTGGTCGTCATTATATATTGATAGAGGAAGCATACAAGACTTGCATAACCTTGTCTTTCCTTTTCTTTTTTGTCTTTTAGATTGCATATATCTTATTGCAATCTTCTCTTTTGTTGCTATATCCCTACAAACTGAAGAACAATATATCTGATAAGATACAGTGCTCTCAAACTGATTGTCACAACATTTACAGTTCTTCACTTAGAATCTCCAGGGGCGCTATTTTGATTACGCCTTGTCCTGCAGACTCACATGCTTTTTTAATTGGGCATGACTTACATATCTTGGAGTTTGATCTATAGTTTTTGTTTGGCAGGGTTCTGTCTTCCCATGTCTTTCTAACTAGTCTCATCCAATCAAATGCCTGGTCTACCCACCGACGGTAATGATCGTTTACATCTACTGGGATCAAAAGGAGTTCGTGATTATTTTTATTTTCATAAATCATAACTCCTGTTGGTCTCTTTAAGATCTTCATATAAATAAGCAACTGCATTAAGTGACCAGTCTTGGCCTTGCCTGATGCTTTTCTATATTCAAATCCTTCGTTCATCATTGTTTTAATTTCACCAATGAGTTCTTCTCCTTGCCAATCAAACATAACATCGCCATATCCAAAGATAGGTGGATCTTGATTTGTAATCTTAAACTCTGTAGTTGCTTCGTTATTCTCATCACGATAAACTTTTACTATTCCAGCATTTAACATTGCATTTTGAATTCGTGCATGCGACAAGGTTCCTGCAGTCATATTTGCAGAAGCGTAAGCATCTGCATTATCTTCAAATATTTGACCATCAAAAGCAAGGTACCAATATCTGGCACACTCTCCGTGCCCATAAGCAATAGTAGATGGAGCAAAAGTCTTCTTAGTTGTGTGCTTGTCTACACGAGTAATTGTGTATCCTTCTTTAATCTTTGCCTCAAGTCCAGCGATGTCCATACGATGAACTGGCTTTTCTTCTGGCTTAATCATAACCGTGTGCAGTAAATTTTTCGTCATTAGTTTCTCGTTTCTATTAGTATAAGTATAGCAGACTATCGGGTTATGTATTTTAATGCAGAAACAAGGTTGTTAATAGACTCTGCTGCTGTGTAGTAAAGGTTCTTCTTACCACGATCTGATTTGTCAACATTTGCCATCCAGGTTGCCTTAAAGGCCATCTTTGCTGCTATTGCTTGTAACCTTACGATTTCCACTGTAGCCACATTGAGCGGAATATCTGGCTTAATAATTATCTTAGCAATAAAAGTAAGGGCTGTAGTTAGTTCCTCATCTTCCATATAGTCAGCAATCTCTGATAAACCATTTACCAGATCTATTGTTGTTTGTTGTTGTTCCATATTATTCCCCTAACCATTTCTCTAAACTTATTGTAGCATCCCAGCCAAGAACAAGTTTTGCTTTTTCTGTATTAGCCAAAGATTCACGAATCTCACCAGTTCTGACTGGTATGTTGACAGATGGATGATTGTACATTTTGGCAATTTGATTGATAGAATAGTTAACTCCAGATCCTATATTAAAAACAGATCCAAGCCATTCTTTGCTAATTGAGGGACTGCAAGAAAGAATATTTGCGTTTACGATATCTAAAACATTAACAAAATCTCTTCTTTGTTCTCCGTCACCAACAATTGTTAATAAATCTTTTTGCATTTTTTGTCTTTCAAATATACCCATAACTGATGCATACTGACCACGAACTGGTTGATTTTTCCCATAAACATTAAAGTATCTTAATATAATTGTTTCTAATCCAAAAAGATCTGTGTACATCTTGCAAAGTTTTTCACCATTTACTTTTGATACAGAATATGGATTAAGGCAATCCTCTAGTTGAGTCTCTACACTTGGAATTGAATTATTTCCATACGCTGCAGCGGTTGATGAGTAAACCACTCTTTTAACTCCAGCCTCCTTAGCGCATTGAAGAACAACATTTGTTCCAAAAGTATTAACCATTGTTGCTTTTGTTGGATCTTTTAGTGTTGCTTGAATGTTTGATAATGCTGCTAAATGAAAGACATAGTCAACACCTTTGTAAAGCGTTCTTGTTTTTAAGTAGTCACAGATGTCTTCTTTATAATTTTTTGTTTTTGTATTCCAATACGGGTAATCGTGTGCATCTGATGACTCATTATCAATTACAATAACATCATGGCCTAAATCAACTAACTTATTGACAATGTTTGATCCAATAAATCCTGCTCCTCCAGTAACTAGCGACTTCATTGTTTATCCACCAGACTTTCTAGTATGCTCATTTCAATTATAGCAAGTCTTACCTTTGCATTACCCTCGCCCATTACGACTACTATGGCTGGGTCCTTGCCATTCTTCATGGCATCTGTAGTAGCCTTAGCCCAAACCTCTTTATTCAAGGTAAAAGATTTTCCAACCTCTTTAAAGTCTACAACAAAGTTTTTCCAAGAGGCATCACCCTTCTGAGTATTGCGTCCAGAGTTCTTGTGCTGCTTGGCACCTATTCTTTTGGACTCACTCTTCTCCGTCATTACCCTTCCATTTCTGCTTACCAAACTTAACGCTACTTATGTGTTTGTCTTTGCACATCCATGTAGCAGTTTTTGTTTCTGCATATAGCCTTAAACTTCCAACCTCTGCTTTACATGTGTGACAAACAAATTTTCCTGGATAGACGGTAAAGTTACCCATTCAATTTATCCTTGATTGACTGTTGCAAATCAAGATCCTCCCTTACACGATTAACAAATGCCTCTTTGCCCTGAACCTTTGTTCCATCTGGAAGGATGTACCAGGCTCCTGTACGCTCTACAATGCCGTTTAGTTCTGCCGTAGTAACCAAGTCACCAATGGTATCAAGACCAATATTGTCACCTCTAAAGTAAAAATCATACTCACCAGACTGGAACCCTGGAGAGGTTTTGGAGAACTGAAGTTCCCACTTAATAGTTCTACCAATTTTTTCTTCAATTAATTTATCTCCTACCTTGATCTTGCCCTTAATCGCTTGATTGTCTGACTCTGAAGAAAAGAGTTTAACAATACATGAGGAATAAAACTTAGTAGCCTGACCACCAGAAGGCTGCTGGCTAGTATACATAGCATTGATATTGTTACGAGACTGA